GCAATTGATGCATTAAATAAACTAGCAGAAGAAGAACCTAGATTTAAATTATTGAACGGTCTGACAAAGGAAGAATATTATACGGAGTTAGCTACATGCAAAATACAATTTAATTCAGCATTACAAGACTATGTGTCATGGACGGTAATCGAAGCAACAGCATTTGGGGCAGATATTGTATATCCAAATTTCAGATCATTTCCAGAATTTGTAGATAGTGATAGAATGTATAAAGCATTTGATGTACAGTCAGCAATCGATACAATTCATGATGTGTTAGAAAATATTAAAACTCACTATGATATAGTAGACACATCAGACTTAGGACGCCAAATGGAAGGATATATTATTGCAAATGACTATGATAAAGAAATATGCGTTTGGCATGAAAGAGAATATTGTAAACATTTATTAAAACAGGAACAAAATGGATAGGAAAGAGTTTTTATATATACCATCATTATCCGCAGGATCAATGGTTTCTGCATTTAAAAAGAATACTAAGTTTGAAGATGGAACTTCAATGAGGTTTTTTTCAAAAGAGTATCCAGAAAAATGGAGACACCCATACTTTCTAGTAACTGCAGGTCATCATTATAAGAAAATGGACTTCCGGGATCAATTGGGATTAGACGACGGTACATTTGTATTTGGAGACTCAGGAGGATTCCAGATTGCGACCGGTGCTTTAAAGTGGGATAGCACAATTCGTGAAAAGATATTTCATTGGTTAGAAGCTAATAGTGATGTTGCTGCAAATTTAGATATACCGCCCCGAGTTACATTTGAAAATAGATTTCAAGACTCAATGGATATATCATTTGACAATTTTAAATGGTTTGAAAAACATCAAAGTGGAAAGACAAAATTCTTAAATGTTATTCAAGGTACATTTAGTGAAGAGTATAAAGAATGGTATCATAAGTTTAAAGATTTTGATTTTAAAGGGTGGTGTATTGGAGGTCCTAAGAAATTAGTAGACTTTATGTATGTTATTGCTTTAATGCTTCAAGAAAGAGAATTTGAAAAGAGTCACGTAGAATATGTTCACTTACTAGGAATAAGTAAAATATCAGACTTTTTTATATTAGCAACATTACAAGAACTGTTAAATAAATTAACTAATAACAGAATTCAATTGATGAGTGATTCATCATCCCCAGGACAATATCCAGTATTTGGAACATATCTTCATTCTGGTAACTATAAGACACAGACATTCACTGAATTGTATTTCCCAAAAAATGCTGAATATCGTAGAAAAACTCATGTTAAACAAGGAAAAGATGGTGAGATATCTATAGATAAAACTAAAAAGGTACCATGCAGTATGGGATGCCCAGCATGCAATGATTTTACATATGAATATCTAGGTGGAAAGACTGATTCTGGATTAGATAGATACTCTCAAGAAGGTATGCCAAGAATGGTAGTTCATAATACGCATTTATATTGTGAAATTGTTAAAGATATTAATAAGTTAACAAATAATCATGTTGAGTTGTTAGAAACAGCAATTCCAAAAGAATTATTCAATGTTATATTGTCATTACACGAAATGTTCGAAGATCCAGACAACGCAATGAATGTATACTCAACATATAAAAAGACATATAAAAAGTTTGGTGGAGATAGTATATCAACTACCGATGTTAAACAATTCAATAAATTTTTTAAATTTTAAATAGGTTATATAATGGAAAAAAGTAAATTACAATCATTTATCAATCGATATTATCTTGCTGGTAATTGCGAAGCGGTAATATTAAAAGAAAATGAAAACGGGGTAGGTTGTGAACTTATCGATATGGATCAAACCGTCGTAGGAAAGCTTCAGTGGAACACGACTCCTTTTATGAAAGGCGAATTAGGTATTAATCATACCGGATCATTAATAAAAATGTTATCAGCTGTTGGTGAGAATATCAATATTGACGTACAAGATTCTGCAGGCAAAAATTATGCAATGAAAATTAGTGAAGGTAGTACAAGAGCAACTTTTATGTTAGCAGATACAACCGTTATTCCAGCAGTTCCTGCAATTAACGCAGAACCACCATATGAAGTAACATTGCCTATTGATGATGCATTTATGAGTAAATTTATCAAAGCAAAAAATGCGTTGCCTGATGCAAAGAATTTTGCAGTTCAAGTAGTTAATGGAGAAATTAAATTTATTATTAATTATTCAACCGTTAATTCAGATAATATTACATTTGATGTTGGAACGACCGATGTTACAGATTTAGATCCAATTTGTTTTAGTGCCGATAAACTCAAGGAAGTATTGGTAGCAAATAAAGGTGATAATGGAACAATGCATGTATCAAGTCAAGGATTATCTAGAATTGATTTTAGCGGAAATGACTTTGAATCTAACTATTGGCTAGTTCAATTACAGAATTAATTATGACAGTTAGAGTAATAAATAAATCAGATAATGACTTACCTAACTATGAAACAATGGGTAGTGCAGGATGTGATGTTAGATCTAATCATGATGCAACTATAAATCCAGGTCATAAATTATTAGTTAAAACAGGATTATATGTTGAAATTCCAGTTGGGTACGAAATTCAAGTAAGACCTAGAAGTGGATTAGCATATAGTAAAGGAATAACTGTATTAAATAGTCCTGGTACAATAGATGCAGATTATAGAGGAGAGATTGGTGTAATTTTAATTAATCACGGAAATGAACAAATATTTCTAGAAAAAGGAGAACGCATCGGTCAATTAGTATTAAATAAAGTTGAACAAATAGAATGGAACTCAGTATTAGTGTTAACAGACACTGATAGAGGTAAAGGTGGATTTGGTTCAACGGGAAAACAATAAAATATGTTTGGAGTAACAGAAAATACATTATGGGTAGAATCCTTCCGCCCAGATACAATGGATGGGTATATTGGTAATGAGCACATTATTGACAAAGTTAAAATATTCATTAAGAATGGTGATGTTCCACATTTATTGTTCTTTGGACCAGCTGGTACTGGTAAGACTACATTAGCAAAAATTATTGCTAATAGTGTTGAAGCAGATATGATGTATATTAATGCGTCTGATGAAAACTCTGTTGACGCTGTAAGAGATAAGATTAAACGATATGCATCAACTGTAGGATTTAAACGATGGAAGATTGTTATATTAGATGAAGCAGACTATTTGACTCCAAATGCTCAAGCAGCTCTTAGAAACTTAATGGAAACATATAGCAAGACTACTAGATTTATACTAACATGTAACTATGTAGAGAAAATTATAGATCCAATTCAAAGTAGATGCCAGACATTTGCAATTACGCCACCTAATAAAACTGATGTAGCAAAACGATTGGTTACTGTGTTAGATGAAAAGAAAGTATCGTATAATGTACAAGATATTGCAGCAATTATTAATGCATCATATCCAGATATTCGTAGAGCAATTAATGCAGCACAAGCATCAGTAGTGGATGGCACATTACAATTAGACAAAGCAAGTGCTATACAGGCAAACTATATGACTGAAGTATTAGAAATGCTTAAAAATGCTAAAGACAAAAAAGCAACATTTAATAAAGTAAGACAATGTATTGCAGATAGTAAAGTTAAGGACTTCACACCATTATATACATTTTTATATGACAATCTAGACGAGTTTGCTACGGGACATATTGCTGCAATGATATTAATTATCGCAGAAGCTCAATTTAAAGATGCAACTGTAGTAGACAAAGAAATAAACATAATGGCAATGTTTGTTAATATTATGAATGAATTATAAGGCAAGTAGTAATGAATCAACTCAATTCAAATATTAAGCCAACCGATATGCAACCTATTATATGCAAAGAGTGTGGAGGTATGTATTTTCGTCAGGTAATGGCAATTAATAAAGTTTCAAAATTCTTAACAGGACAAGACAAAGATACTATGGTACCAGTACCTGTATTCAGATGTGATGACTGCGGTGCTATACCAGAAGAATTTCAACCAGTAAAAATAAAGAAAAATGACAAGTAAATTTGAAATTGGCGATAAAGCTATAAAACCCAAAGGATATGATTTTCCATGTACTATAGTATCAGTGTTTACTACAGTTAAGGGAGATATTCGTGTTGTAGGAGAAATGGACGACTACGGTCTATTACATATATTCAATGAAAATCAATTAGAATTAGCAAAATAAATATATGCACGAAATATTTCACATTATCGGATTATGTCCTGATCATTTTAGTCATACAAATTTAATTGATATTGTTATGGCAAATCACGAAAACATATCACAATTTAATCCTAATCTAATAATAAAAAAACTATGGCAGAAAAGATCTTAAAAGGACCAATTACTATTGTATTTAAAACTAGTAATCGCACCAATGCTCGTGTAAAAATGAAAACATATAAAAAAAAGAGTATTGATGATATTTTAACTGCAAAAAAATTGGTTGGCGTCCCAGAAAATGCTATAATATTAGAAATGGGAATGGGTACCGAGTTTGAAAAACAATGGAAACAAAAATATAAATTATAATGGCAAGTATATTTGATTTTATAAACGGCGTAACTAGTAAAAAGAAAAAGTGGGAAGAATGGTCGGAACCAGATCAAAAAAAGTTTGCTCCATTTATTGTGAATAGGTGGCTATCAATGAGAATGGAACTAACTGATTTAGTTAATGAACTTCAATGTTATACTATTGGTCAATTGAAGCCTAGAGATACATATAAATTGTATCATGATCTATTACCAAGTAATAAAGCATTTGCTAAATATATAAAAGGCAAAAAATCTGATAAGTATGATGTTAAACTAATACAGCAATTTGCAGAGCATTATCAAGTAAGTAAATCTGAAGTAACTGAATATTTAGAATTATTAGATAAAGACAGTTGCGATCGAATACTTTCATTATATGGATATAATAAAGCAGAAAAAAAGAAATTATTGAAAGGAATAAAATGAGTATAAAAGAAATACCATTCGCACATACCCAAAAACATTATATCGGTAAGGATAGTCTATATAAATTTGCAACAGAGTGGGAACTCAATGCATATGAATTTGATATTCTTAAACGAATTGTAAGATGTCGACATAAAGGTAACTTTGAACAAGACCTAAATAAAACTAAAGACGTAATTGATATATATCTTAAAGAGTTTAAATAATTAGGTTATTAGCAATATTTTTCTTATATTAATAATAAAAGAAGTAATATGGCAAATCATGTTTATACTAATATTCATATACGATTCGAAGATGAAAAAGCGTGTCGTAAATTTGAATCCGATATTTTGCAATATGATAAATGGATGAATAGTCCTGATACAGATGACTCTGTAACTACATATTGGCAACGAATTACGAAACTACAAGATGCATATTTTAACATAATATGTCCTGATGTAGAACAAACAAGGTCTGATTATATTGAAAAGTTGGGTGCAAAATGGATATCTTTCGAAGATATCGACATCGACGAATTAGAAATTAATTTAAACATAACTTCAGCATGGAGTCCAGCCCATGGTTTATTTGCGAGAATATATGATCATGTTTCAAAGATAGACCCAGATGCTAGTCTACTAATTGATTATGAAGATGAAGGATTCAATTTTATTGGTGCTGCATCATATAATAAATTTGGTGATGATTGGGATGAATATGAACCAAGCGACGAAGATTTAGACTTACTCAATGAAAATTCAGGCGGTATTGATCGCAGTGATGAATTTTATGAGATAATTAATGATCGAATGTCTGAATTAATAGATTGTGTATTGTATAATACTAGTTTCACATTAAATGGATCTGATGAGTAAAGAAAACGTAAATTATATTAGTCCGGTTTATAGATTAGCAGTAAGAGATCCAAAGTCGGTGCCAACTAGAATTTCATATTCACAATGGTCAATGTATGAAAAATGTCCATTGAACTGGAAGTTAGCATATATTGATCGATTAGCACCATTCACGGCATCTATTGATACTGTCTTTGGAACTGCATTCCATGAGACACTGCAACACTTTCTAACGGTTATGTATACCGAGTCTGTAAAGAAAGCAGATGCAATAGATTTACCAGACTTATTAATGGAAAATCTTAAAATTGAATACAGTAAATGTGTTGCTGATCGTAACGGTGAGCATTTTTCGAATCCACTACAGTTAGCAGAATATCATGAAGATGGTGTTGCTATATTAGATTGGTTCAAAAAGCGTAGAGGACAATATTTTTCGAGTCGTGATTATGAGTTGCTAGGAATAGAAATGGAATTGTGTACTCCAGCATCTCAAAAGAATTCATCAGTTTATTGGTATGGTTTTATGGATTTAGTGTTACGACATAAGCCTACTAATACTATAGAAATTTTTGATATTAAAACTAGCAGAATGGGCTGGAATAAATATCAGAAAGCAGACTCATTAAAGTCAGCTCAATTAGTTACATATAAAACATATTTCTCAGAACAATATGGTGTTCCTAAGGAAAATATCAATGTAGAGTTTTTCATAGTTAAGCGAAAGCTAATGGAGAATTCAATGTTTCCTCAAAAACGGATTCAACAACATCGACCAGCATCAGGTACGGTTACACAGAAAAAAATACAAAAGCGTATAGACGAATTTATAGAAACATGTTTTGATGCCGATGGAAATAAGAATAAAGAAAGAGAGTATTTGGCACTTGCTGGCAAAGGAGCTAAACACTGCAAATGGTGTCCATTTAAAACTGATTATGAAAATTGTCCTAAAGAAAATAGGATTCGAGAATAGTTTTTTATATTATATAGTATATGTATAAACCACATAAACATAAACACGTATATGTATATGATTTTGTTTTGAGTAAACACAAATCACATAGTAATGGATATACGAAGTGCGAATATACTTTGTGTACTGACATTACTGGACCTAACACTAAACAGAATAGAAAATTATTAGAAATTGGTTTACGTATATCATATAATCATTATCCAAAAACAGTTAAGTTTGCATATGAAAAATACGACTAACGTTGCAGTTATAGGAAACAAGAATTGGCAAAATCGCCGAAAAGTTCAAGAAACATTGCGAGGATTAAAAAATAAATTCGAAGACGTTGTAATTATCGGAGCTGGTGGCTCTGATGGTGCTAATAGTATGATTAGAAAATATGCATTAGAATTTGGAATGAATTATAAAGAATATAATCCATCATATTCAGGATACAATCTATATTCAGCAATGCCAAAGACATATTATGGCAAATCATATCACTTTAGTCAATTACATCACAGAATGAAACTCATTGCACAGAATTGTGATTACATGATTATCATGACAAATGAATCCAAAATGGATCCGTTTCTAAAAACAGCATATAGTAATATTAATAAACAAAATAAACCGGTGGTTTTACTAGGTTGATATTTATATAAAAGTTATAAGGAGTTTAAATGGAGTTACCAAAAATACAAACAATAGACAACAACAAATCTACAAAAAAGAAAATTTTATTATTATCCGATGATTTTCGATTACCTAGCGGCATCGGAACTATCAGCCGAGAAATTATTTTAAAAACAGTACATCATTATGATTGGATACAGTTAGGAGCTGCACTACAACATCCAGAACATGGTAAAGCACAAGATGTATCGAAACAAATTCAAGAAGAAACTGGTATAGCTGATGCTAATGTAAAAGTTATTCCATGGACGGGGTATGGTGATAGAAACGTATTATTTTCTATAATTAATCAAGAAAAACCAGATGTAATTTTACACTTTACAGATCCTAGATATTGGACATGGTTATATTCATTAGAACATGAGATTAAAACTACATATGGTATACCAATAGCATATTATTCAATTTGGGATGATCTACCATATCCAATGTGGAACGCCCCTTATTACGGTAGTTGTGATTTGATTATGGGAATCAGTAAGCAATCAGATAATATACATAGAGAAGTTCTTAAACAGAACGGATTTGGGGTATGTGATTATGATAAAACAACCAAAGCAAAAAATAATGATATTATTACTGGATATGTGCCTCATGGTTTAGATCACAATATATATAAACCACTTCCAGACAATGACCCAGCATATGTTAAAATATTAGAACAAGTAAAAACAAACAATGATGCTGAATTTGTAGTGTTTTGGAATAACAGGAATATTAGAAGAAAACAACCAGCAGATGTAATTTTATCGTTTAAAATGTTCAATGATATGTTACCAGAAGAGCAGCGATCAAAAACAATGTTATTGATGCATACCACAGCAGTTGACACAAATGGAACAGACTTAAGAGCAGTAGCAAAACACATTGCCCCGAATTGTAAAATTGTATTTTCTGAAGCAAAACTCTCAATACAAGATCTCAACGCAGTATATAACTCAGTAGATGTAGTAATTAATATAGCCAGCAATGAAGGATGGGGACTGAGTAGTACCGAAGCATTATTATCTGGAACTCCTATCATTAATAATGTTACTGGTGGTTTACAAGATCAGTGTGGATTTAGAGATGAACATGGGAAATTAATCGAATTCACTCAAGACTTTCCAACTAATCATAAAGCAAAATATGTAGATCATGGAGTATGGGTGAAGCCAATATTTCCTAGTAATAGATCAATACAAGGATCTGTAGCAACTCCATTTATATTCGACGACCGAGTTCAATCAGAACATGTAGCAACTGCAATATATGATTGGTATATTACTGAGCCAGAACAAAGAAAGGCAGCTGGTTTAGCAGGAAGAGAGTTTTGTTTAGAGAATGGATTAACTTCTGAGCAAATGGGTAATAAAATGATTGAAATGATGGACATGTTAATAAGTCGACCAATAACACGTCCTAGATACACATTTAACAAAGTAGAAGAAAAACAATACGAAAACATAGGAATAGCATAATGAGAAAAGTAGTTATATCATCGCCAGTCGCAACACAATCTGGTTACGGACATCACGCCCGAGAAATTATTAAACAGTTTATAGATAAAAAAGGCAAAGAATGGGAAATTAACCTACTATCAATGCCGTGGGGCAATACACCATTTACATATCCTATACCAAGTGATTGGAAACAACGATTTGTCGGATTACCATTACAGACTAAACCGGATATTTGGGTACAAATAACAGTACCAAATGAGTTTCAAGCAGTTGGTCAATATAATATAGGAGTAACTGCTGGTACAGAAGGAAATGTTTGTAATCCAGAGTGGATTGATCGAATCAATCAGATGCAATTAATAATTGTACCAAGTGAATTCACAAAGAAAACATTTGAAGATACTGCAGCACAATCAGGCAAACCTATAACAACAAATATTCAAGTTATTTCAGAATATTTTGATGATACTGTATATAGCAATAAAAACGTAACAACATCAATACCAGCATTAGATTCAATTAAAGAAAAGAATGCATTCTTAATGTGTGGTCATTGGCTACAAGGTAATTTAGGAGAAGATCGAAAAAATATTAGTGGTGCGTTGCATTGTTTCTTTACGGCGTTCAAAGACAAACAAAGATCTACGCAACCAGCATTGGTATTGAAAACTAGCGGTGCAACATATAGCATAACAGATCGATGGGAAATTGAAAAAAAGATAGAACAAGTACGAAATACTTTTGGAAATGAAGTACACAAACTACCTCCAGTATACCTATTGCATGGAGATTTGACTAATGCAGAAATGAATGCGTTATATAATCATCCCAAGATTAAAGCAATGGTATCATTTACCAAGGCAGAAGGATTCGGAAGACC